AACCAAATCAAGGCAAACGAAAAGATTATCAACATTGATGATCTTCTAATTTCTCAAGCTTTTGTCTCAAATTTAGACGAACTTAAGAATCATTATGACGTAAGAGCTACTTACGCTGATGAGCTTGGTAAAGCTCTGGCTCGTACTTACGATCAAAACGTAGCGAAGATGATAGCAAATGCTTCTAGAGCATCTACTACATTATCAGGTGGACAAGGTGGTATCGTATCTAGTTTCCCAACTGGTGCTGGTAACACAACTTCTGCTGGTATTACAGGTGATGAACTAGCTGGTGCTATCTATGATATTGCACAAGCATTTGATGAGAGAGACATTCCTCCAACAGATCGCTTCTGTGTATTACCACCTGCTGAGTATTACAAGCTTGCCGAGTCTGCTACAAGAACTGTAGACGTTGACTTCAACCCACAGGGTAATGGTTCGTTTGCTTCTGGTAAGGTACAACAAGTCGCTGGTATCCCTGTGATGATGAGCAACAACGTACCTCAAAGTAACGTATCTTCTAACCCAAGTGGTGCGAACAACACTTACTCAGGTGACGATAGTAAAACTATTGGTCTTGTCTTCCACAAGTCTGCTGTTGGTACAGTAAAACTTATGGACATGACAACTGAGATCTCAGGTCAGGACTACGGAATTATGTATCAAGGTACATTAATGGTTGCTAAGTATGCACTTGGTCATGGAATCCTAAGACCAGAATGTGCTGCAACAATTAAACTTGCTGCTTCTTAATTTCAATTTATAGGGTATCTTATTAATAGATACCCTTTTTTTATACTCATGTATCATTCATCTAAAAAGAAAAAAAAGAAAGGTGGGAGAGACTCACTTAAGATTAAAAAAAAGGGGTACTAAATAATGACTGTAGCTGCAACCACTGAACTTGAAGCAATCAATATAATGCTTGCTGCTATAGGAGAAGCACCTATAAATACTCTTGTAGGTACACTGCCTGTTGATGCTCGTATTGCTCAATCAACTCTTAATGAAGTAAACAAAAGTGTACAGTCAGAAGGTTGGTCTTTTAATACAGAAATAGATGTTACTCTTCCAAGAGATAACACGACTAAACAAATAAATTTATCAACTGATATTTTAAGAGTAGACGCTAATATACATCAACACCCAACTATTGATCCTATACAGCGTGGTTTAAAATTATATGACAGATTAAATAATACTTATGAATTTGATGAAGAGTTAATTTGCACTGTTGTCTATTTTAGAAATTTTAATGAGATACCAGAACCAGCTAGGCATTATATAAATATACAAGCTGCAAGAAAATTTGTTGATAGGTTAGTTAGTGACCAAGGATTAAGAACTTATACTTTAGGAGATGAACAAAGAGCTAGAGCAATATTAATGGAGACAGATTTAGCAAATGGAGATCATAATATATTACGAGGAGATCCTTCTCTAACCAGTATCTTTGATACTTACAATCCTTCTAGTGCTTTAATTAGATAACTATGGCTGTTATATCAAGAGCTATACCTACATTATTGAGAGGTATATCGCAGTCTTCTGATGCTTTAAAGCAAGCAGATCACGCTGACATACAAGATAATGCTGATAGCAACCCTGTTCTTGGTCTTACAAAAAGATCTGGTTCACAATACTTAGCTAAAGTAATAAACAATGCAACTCTTGATAATGTTCATATACAAACTATTAATAGAGATGCTACTGAACAATATGTAGCAGTATTTAGCAATGGAAATGTAAGAGTTTTTGAATTAGATGGCACAGAAAAAAACGTACAAAAACCAGATGGTACAACTTATTTAAATACTACAAATCCTAGAAGTGTATTTAAAACAGTTACTATTGCCGACTTTACTTTTGTTGTTAATACAAGTATTACAACGAAAATGGATACAGCACTATCAAATAGTGCAAGTAATATAACTCAAGCAATTATATTTATAAATCAAGCAACATCTAAAACAACTTATTCGGTAACTGTAGATGGTGTAACAGTTACAGATGACACTACTGGTAATGATCCTCTATCTACCGATACTGTGGCTTCTGACCTTCAAGGTGGATTAAACTCTGGCCTTGTAGGCTTTACGATTGCTAGAAATGGTCCTGTAATACATATTAAAAAAGATGATGGTAGTGACTTTTCAATAGATGGTACTGACTCTCAAGGTAATACTAAGATGACAATAATAAAAGATTCAGTACAACAATTTACTGATCTTCCAAATGTCTCACCTAATGGGTATGTAGTAGAAATTAAAGGAGATGAAAGTACAGACTTTGATAATTATTATGTAAAATTTGAAACTAATAATGGTGGTGCTTTTGAAGAAGGGCAATGGGTAGAAACAGTAGAAGCTGGCATACCTTTTAAATTTGATTACAGTACAATGCCACACGTTTTAGTTCGTGAAGCTGATGGTAATTTTGCGTTTGCAAGAGTAGATGGAGATGACCAAGCTACAGTTGGAGTAAGTGCTACATATACTACCAGTGGCACTAATGATACAGATTACACTTTTACTCGTACAAATCATGGTTTTACTGTTGGCAGTAGAGTTTTTATAAATTTCATAACTGGTGCTGGTGCTATGGCACCTGATGGAATTCGTACTGTTGATGAAGTTTTAAATGCTAATACCTTTAAAATTAATTCTCTTGGCAGATATGGTGCTAATACTAATGCACAATGTGAATTAAGTTTTGTTCTGACATTACCTAAATGGGGTGAACGTGTTGTTGGTGATTTAGAGTCAGCACCAGATCCTTCTTTTATAGGACAAAATATAAATAACGTATTTTTTTTTAGAAACAGACTTGGATTTCTTGCAGGTGATAATGTAATTCTTTCAACAGTATCAGAGTTTTTTAACTTTTTTCCAGAAACAGTCATATCAGTTTTAGATACTGAACCTATAGATGTAGCTGCATCTCATACTAAAGTTGCGATCTTAAAACACGCAGTAACAATGGGAGAAAAACTTATATTATTTTCTGAACAAACGCAGTTTGTATTAGAAAGTTCAGCCGACAACCTTACACCTGCAACTGCTAACGTACTTGTACAAACTGAATTTGAAAGTAATGCAGCAGCACAACCTGTAGGTTCTGGTTCTTCTATATATTTTCTAACTAAAAAAGGGTCTTTTGCAGGTATTAGAGAATATATTATTGCAGGTAATCAACAAATCCAAGATGCTGCAAACACAACTATTCATGTACCAAGGCTGATACCAAGTGGTATTTTTAAAATGGCAGTATCTAACAACCAAGATATTCTTGTTTTGCTCGGTACAGACAATCCAAATAAATTATATGTAAACAGATGGTTGTATGGCGAAGGATTTAGTAAAGCATTGAACGCTTGGTTTACTTATACATTTAACAGTAATAGGTCTATCTTAAATATTGATTTTATTGGTACTGATTTGATAATGGTTGTAGCAGAAGCTAATGGTGTAACTATAGAAAAAATACCTTTTGAAACAAGTTTTAGAGAACCTAATGCAAAATTTGAATATCATTTAGATCATAAAGTAACTGAAGCAACTACTGGTGTTTCTGTTAGTTATGACTCTACTAATAATTTATCTACATTTACAGTTCCTTATAGGTTAAGAGCCAATATGAATATAGTTGGCAGGTATCTTGCTAGTGGAGAAACAAGCACTTTTGTAGATGCTCAAGGTAATACAAGGACTCTTGTATCAGGTCAATCACTTACAACTACTAATGCAACTGATGGTTCAACTTCTACAATTACAGCAGCAGGTGATTTTAGAAATAGTAAATTTATTATTGGTGAACCTTATGAAATGCACTATAGATTTAGTCAACAAAGAT